CCCGGCCGCCCGCCTCCTTCCCCCCCCCCCCCGCGGGGGGTTTCCGCCGGGGGGGGGCTTTTACTTCTTCGCGTGTCATTTGATTATGCTTTCTATTATAGCTACGACTATTATGGTTAGCCATGATAAGACGACTGTTACTGTCGAGACCTTGAGCACCGACCAGCATACATTGGCTACCTTGTCGTGGTCGATTTTATCTATATCGTGTCTAAACTTGTTCACTCTATCCACCACCCCGATGAGCGATGCCATGAACGCCAATATCGAGACACCCATCACGTACGCTGCCGTGTATCCTATTGTATCTATCATTGCTCCTCGAGGTTAAAGTGTGATAGTATCTTGGCCTTGCGGTACTCCTCGGCCGCTTGCTTAGCCTCCGCTAAAGTGTTGTACTCCACGTTATCGAATGAGGTAATCCACTTCGGGTAAACCTCGCTGATGAATGCGTACCCGTCTATGAATTGGTCGGCTTTGTAGGTCGTTCTAAGGATGCCCATTAGCTCTCGCCATTCAAGAGGTCGGAGGGCTTTCAGTAGTTCTTCTCGTGTCATAGTTCGTTGTCGGTTAGCGTCAGCAGATCTTCTTGGCATTTTGCCTTAGCCTCTTCGTCAGTGTGTATATATCCAGCAACCTCGATACCATTGTTAAAATCAACATCATCGATATCCGTATTTACGTCCACTATGTCGCGAAGACATCTATAGCAGCCTCCATATCCAAAGTCGATATAGTAGATGATATACGCTGCCTTCTTTCCATTTCCGATTGGTGCTGATGCCGTTATCTGATTGCGATACTCCTCCCACGTTAGCGTGGGTGCTATCTTCTCTGTCATAGTTGTGCCTCTTTCTTCATCTCACGTACCGCCTTGGTGAACTCCTCCACCGCCTCGCTTAGGTCGGTGAGCTTGTCGTCCAGCTCGTTGTACTCCTGTTGTATTTTGTCGATAACCCTGCATATATCCCTTACAGGCTCCTCGTCAAGGTCTTTGATGCGGTCGTCTATATCCTCGTACTTGTCTGTAACCTCTTCCATTCGTGAGGTCAAGATGGCTGCGAAGCACTCCATCGATTTCAGTTCTTCTTGTGTCATAGTTCGTTGTGTTTTTGTAGAGTGCGCCCCGCACTGATCTCCCCAAGGAGGTGTATAGCAGGGGAGGCTTGACCCAAGCAGGGCGCACTCGTGGTTAGTTCTGTTCGTTGCGTTCGCTCTTGAGCTTGAAAATGGCGTGTGTAGCCTCCTCCCATTTTCCGTACAAGATGCAGGTGATGGCGGTCATCTCTTCGTTGCTTAGTGGCACTTCCTTTGCTATCTGCCGTAGATCTTCAAGGAGAAAGTCAAAGATGTTCGGGTAGACGCCAAAGTTGAGACGCTTAGCCCCTTGGCATATCTTGATAGCCCTCATCACTCGGTGCGAGCCTCCGACGCTGATATACTCGACAACCTCAACGAGTACAGACCCTCGGAAGTAGTCGAGGTTATGCTTTGCTATTGTCTTGATGCACCATATCTGCAGTGCTTCTCCTTGTTCTTTGGTCATAGCTTTATGTTGTTAGTTAGTCTTGATTATCTCGGTTGAACATTGAGTATATCTGCTCTACTATCCACGCTCTCCCCTCCGCCTTAGCTTCTTTGAGGGTGGGGAGTACCATATCGAGATTACTTTTCAAGCGTTCCGATACAGAGTAGACGCACCAGCCACCTCCAGATGAGTACTTGCAGATGTGTATCCGCCAAGCATTCACCATTGTCCACCATTCGTCGTCGCCAGCCTTGCACCATACAAGCGTTCGCAGGCTTCTGTCGATGAGCTTACGGGAGATATCCTCGGTAGGATATGGGGCTTTTGCCCTCAGCTCCGCCCGCATTGCTTTGAACATGTTTATGCACAACCGATTGGTCTTGGCGAGCTTCTTTGTGCAGCGTTTAAGCTCGTCTATCTCCTCGGTCTTGGCGTCCAGCTCCTTAGCGAGCTTCTCCTTTTCTTGGAACAGCGAGTAGTTGTGCTTCGTGAGGCTCTCTCGCAGGTCATCCTTGGATTTGCGTAGGTCTTCCACCTCCCTCCCCTCAGCCAGCCAAAGGAAGAAGAGTGTGACGCACCCTGCGCCAAGGGTGAGGCAGGCGATGAAGTAGAGGAGGGCGAATGTTTCGGTTGTCATAGCTCGTTAGCTTATTATGTCATATATCTTCGGAAGGACGGAAATGACAACCTCGTCTTCGCATGTAGGCAGGCTTCTCCTGACCTCTGCTGCCGATCTACCGTAGAGTATTTGACTATTGTTGTTCACTCCATTTTTACACTCAGAAACGAGGTATGCTTTTATGCCGTCTCCGCACGATAAGATCTTTTCTTCATCAAGGTAGTCGACCTCGAAGCATTGAGCTTGATGGTCGGCGTCCAAGTTCAAACGTAGATCTCTGTATTGGGCAGCTTTTCTCTCAGCTTCTTGCTCGTCATCAGCATAGACCAATACCACGTGCACTGGTAGTCCAACATACTCATGCGCAACCCTATTATATAATCCTACGATGTATATCTTCATGTCTTCTTAGTATTTCTTGCCGTGCAGTGCAGGGCGTGTGGCGTTGTATTTCAGCTTGAATTCGATGTGCGTCATAAGGTCGATGCCGAGGTGGTCGCAGAGCAACTCGAGGGACTTGATGGAGTAGAGGATGGCGTATCGGTGAGCGTACTTACCACAAAGGCAGCACGCCTCCTGAAGGATAGGCCACAGCGCATCGGCAAGCGTCATTTCTCCAGAGATGTAGAATGCAGATACGCCTAAGTCTGTAGCTACCTCCGTCTCCGAAAGCGCACGATCTTTGAGCATCCACCCCAGCAGGTCAAGAAGGCGTATCACTGCGTCGGCGATCTCGTCTCCCACAGTGTCCTTAACCATCCGCAGGAACGCTTGTACGAACGCTGCGCCCTCAAGACCTCGAAGCTCCTCTATCTGTTCGGGCGTGAGCTTCGCCCACTTGCCTAAGCGGTCGGCTTCCACCGCCTCGGAAAGCTCCGAGATAACCAGCATCAGATAATGCCCGACGGAGTGCGCCTCATCCCAAAATCCTTTAGCCACTGCCCGCTGGTGGCAGTCCTGAGAGAGACGGGCAAGCATCTCTACGTTGTAAAGTCTGTATATCATAGTCGTTGCTATTTTGTGATGTGTCTATACGTATGTCATCCGTTAAATCCCTTGATAGGTGTTGCGAGGTGGTGGATAGCGAGGAGCAGCGCGTCGCGATCCTCCTGGTTCGTGGCCCTTTGCTTGTGCTTGGGCAGTGTAAGTCGATGGCGCTTGCATACCATCAGGAGCTCCTCGTGTGTGATCTTCCCGTTCTTACCCTTCCACACCTTGCGGAGCGGAGGTTGGCAGATGAGCGGGAACTCGTAGTCGGTGATGAGGTCGCGCAGGATCTCTCCAACCATGGCGCAGCGTCCGACGTTGTAGCCAGTCTTGGCTATTGCCTGAGCTTTCACCTGTCCAACTATGTGTCGGTTGTGCGATGTTCCCCACACATTCTCGAGCACAAAGCGGTAAGAGTAGTCGGGATCGAGATACTGCTCGTCCACCTCGTTGCGCCATTCCTGGAGCAAGCGTACGATCTTGGGGATTGTAAGCTGCTCCAGGTGAATAGTGCGGTCGGTGATGTTGATGCAAGCCCAGCCCGAGCCCTGAGTGTCAGGGTCGATGCCGATGATCAGCTGCTTCTTTTGGCGGGTGGTTAGGTTGTTGCTCATGGTCTGTACACCTCCTCACTCTCGTAGATACATGTCAGTCGAAATAAGACCGACTCGATGAACTTTCGTCTCCACAAGTCTTGGTCTTCCAATGGGCCAACAAGAGAACTATTTAAGAATAAGTCGTAGTCCTTGCAGCTCAAGGCGAAGTCTACCTTTTCCCCCTGCTCCCATCCTGGAACTTTGATGAGAGCTATGCTTAGGCCGCTTTTGAAAACTTTCCCAAGGTGCAGAGTCAAGTCGAGCCGAACGAAGCCATCGGGGATAATCATATCGTAATCGACGATATTGGAAAGGTCCTCGATTGATATGCCGTCCTTGCCTTCTTTCTTGTGAGCCTCCAAAAGATCCAAGAGCTTCCTGGGTGTTCCCTTCTTCAAACAGATAAGCACCTTGTTGTGAATATCCATAAGCCTCTCCGCTTCCTCCTTGCTCTTTTCGTCCATGAATTTGAGGTTGGCGATCATTGTCTTTTTGTCTTCCATGTTCACCTGTTGTTAGAATGGCAGATCATCAGCGGCTCCCGTTTGTGGTGCTTGTTGTGGTTGCGCAGGGGCGGCAGCTGGAGCGGTGGCTACCTGCTGTGGTGCTGGCGCAGCTTGCTGTGCTCCTGCCTGTACGATGTTCCACGCCTTGATCTCGGTGTACCATCGCCCGTTGAACTCTCGGCTATCGATGTCTACGGAGACCATCACGTCCTGCCCCACCTGCGGGGTCTTGGCTACGTTGTCCCCGAAGAGTGAGATACATACCTTGCGTGGATATTGCCCGCCCTGCTCGAGGATGAACTCCTGCTTCTGCCATGGGTTGCCCGCCTTGGATGTTCCTGTTTGGATTGGGAGGACCTGTACGACCTTCCCACTGATATTCATTTCGCTCATATCGCTGTGTGATTAAAGTGTTGTCTGTTCTGTTACTCTGATGAGGTATCCTCTACGGATTAGCTCGTCAGGGGATAGATCGAGGAGGCAGTCGGAGGTGTCTGTACTCGACACGTTGCGCCTTTCCTCTTTCAGGGCATTTACCTTAGTGAGTCGTCGGTACTTGCCTGCGATAGCTTGCTCGTGGAAAGTGCACCCCGACTCTTCCTTGTACTTTCGGATGCACCCCATAAGGCCAAGCTCGGGCGATCGCTCGAGCATCACGATGATCTCGTCGATGAGTGACACTGGGATCACTCCATACCCTGCTGGCTTCCCGCCCTGGTGCTCGATGTACCTCGGGTGATGCGTCAGCTTGTGGCAGATGTGATGACGGGAATAGCCGTCGTACCTCTTTGCGGCCACCCTCGATGCGGGTGTGGGTCGCATGCCGCCATCGATCACCAGCTGTAAGGCGTAGTCTACGATCTCCTCGAGAGGTGTGTTTCGCTCGATCATGGTTAAGATTGGCTAATAACTCGTGCCATCTTGCTCTGTTGCCATCGCTCTTGTATCTCCTTCTGTGCTTCGGAGACGTCGGCCTTACACTGCTCGAGCTTCTTGCTGTAGTAGGCATGAGCTCGTGGCGTCGTGGTGCGTCCGATGATTGCAGGGAGTGCTTCGATGTGCACATTGAGGTTGCGGATGCGATCCCGCAGGTCTTTGTCTGTGAGTTCGTCGAAGTTGTTGAAGTTGTAGCAGATGTCTTGCATAAGCGTTTGAGGTTATGACCTCGGCTGTGCTGACGCCAGTCGGTGGTCTGTTGATGATAAGTGGACTATGACGCAGTCGCCCTGGATGCGAGAAGCGGTGCGGTCGTCGTAGAGGTTAGGACCGCTCAGTGCGTCGGGTGGATAGTTGCTTGTGATGACCATCGGTCGGCTAAGACGCTCTCCGTGCTGGTCGCTACGTCGGCAGATGATTGACGCTATGACGCTTGATCGTGAGCCGTAGTACTGCGCCTCCTTGGGCTCTGCACCGAGGTCTCCGATGTGCAGGACGAAGCGTCCTTCATCGAGGTACTTCCCCGTCTCCTGGTAGTGGGCGGTGTAGTCCCTGGCGTGGGTCTCGCCATGGGTGGCACTGCTCCACAGCAGGGGGAGGTATGCCACGCTCCACTTGTCTCGGTCCCTGTCGTACTTCCAAAAGGGGCGGTGCACCCCGACGATCTCGGAGAGGCGTTGAAGTAGTCGCACCAGCATGGTCTTGCCCGATCCAGTCGGACCCCACACGTACAAACCTCCGAAGGGGTTAGTGCAGGACGGGGAAGCGAGTAGCCAGGCGAGTGCTTTGCGGTATGCCTGGATCTCGTCGGGCGATAGGTCGAAGGCTGGAGTCTCACGTCGTCCCAACTCGAGGAGGACGTCGAACGCGTCGTCGAAGGTGACGGGGTTTCTCATCAGCCGTGGCTCATACCCCTCGAAGGTGACAGGGTCGAGCGTTGCAAGCAGTTCTTCTTTCGTGAATGGCATTGTGTCGTTGTGTTAGTCGGGATAGTTAGCGTACTTCTCGGGGAAGTTGCGTTTGAGTACCGCTCGGTTGTCGTGGTCAAGAGCCAGCCACTTAGCCATTTCATCCTGTGGCGTGCTCGGTGGCGCGCTTCGCTCAGGGTGGTATTCGGCATTGGTGTAGGTTGGTCGAGATTGCGAAGCTCGGGGGAATAGCGACTGCCGTTTGGCGTCCTCTTCCTTCTGACGCTTGTGCCAGGTGACCAGCGCGCTCTTCCAGCTCTTCATCTTGTTAGGGCCAACGCGCCAGCCGTTGCTCTCGTAGTGGGCTATGAACCTCTCGGGGTCTACTGCATAGCCTAACCTCTCTACCTCGTCTCTGACTTCATCCAGGGAGGGAGGGGAAAAGCGCGTCGCTTTTTCCCCCTCTCTCTCTAAGTCTTCTTGTCTTATAGTCTTGGGGGCTTTGCCCCCCCTATTATCCCCCCCATTGACCTTACTTTTTTGGGGGTCTACCTTACTTCTACCTTCCTCGCTACCTTCCTCTACCTTACTTTCTACCTTGGTCGTACCTTCCTTTACCTTACTCTCTACCTTACTTCTACCTTCCTCTACCTTGGTGTCTACCTTACTTTCTACCTTACTTTTACCTTGGTCTACCTTACTTGTACCTTCCTCTGTACCTTCCTCTACCTTGGTGCTACCTTCCTCGCTACCTTCCTCTACCTTACTTTCTACCTTGGTAGGTCTGTACTTTCTACCACCCTTCGCCATGCGTTCGCGGGCCTCGGGAGATAGCTGTCGCTTGGATCGGTAGGTGGTTGGCTCGTCGCTTGGCTCTTCCTCGGTGTGACTCTTCTTGATCACCCCCTCGTGGAAGTCTCGGAAGAGTCGTCGTGAGTAGAAGTATTCGCGTTCATCATCACCCATCTCGATGACGAAGAGATCGAAGTCATGTATGATCGACCATATCATGGAGTACTTCTTCGTGTGGATGAGTGCGGCTACGTAGTACTCGTCGAATTGCATTCGAGGCTCTTTGCCTTCGTCTGCTGATAGCTGGCTGAGGAGCTCAATGATGAGCCAGTAGTTGCCATAGCCTTCTGCTCCATGTACCGCCATGAGTCGTCGGAGCTTTAGGTCTAAGCTGGCATGAATATCGTGGCGAAAATATCTGTCGGAGCACATACACATTGTATATATGAGGTGTTACTATTTACGTCTCATCTTCTCGGCTCTCTTTTTGAGGTCGTTGAAGATCGTCGTGTCGAGGATTATTGTTGAGCGTCCTTCCTGGGTGAAGGCTTCTGGATAGTCTTTGATGCGTTGTCTGAGTGTAGCTGAGTTGCGTATGCCGAGATACGCCATCACTTCCTTGCGTCCGCTGATGGTGCGATGCTGTGGCTCTTGTCGATGCCTCAGCTCTTCTCTGAGTGTCTCAGCTCCCTCTCGCATTGCATTCATGATGAGCTGCCGTAGATCTTCGGGCGTCATCTGAATGGTGACGGGTGTGTAGGTCTGTGTCGTTGGCATATCAGAATGGAGTCTTGTTGATCTCTATTGTCATGTCGGGTGCTGCTATCATCGTGGGCAGCCCCGTCGCCTCTTCGATTGATTGTCGGCAACGCTCTGCATTGGTGTTGCCTGCGGAGAGGTGTATGAGCAGTATCTGTCGTGAGGTGGTCAGGTCATTTGCCCGGAGCGTCCGTAAGCAAGTGCCGTAACTCATGTGCGATCTTGTCGTGCGGTGGTACTGCGCTGGGTGGATAGCCCCTGATGCGAGTCGCTCCTTGATGAGGTCCTCGCTGTAGTTGCATTCGATGAGCCAGTGCGTCACCTTGGGGAAGCGGTATTTAAGTAGGTATGAGTCGGTGAGGAATAGCAGCCTACCCATTTCTTCGTGCTCGATGAGGAAGCCCAGGGGCTCCTCTGCGTCGTGCTCTACGTCGAAGGGAAGGACCGAGAAGCTACCGATCTTCACTGCTCGCTTGCTCGTCAGTATTTGGAGCATAGGGTCGTCACCGAGCTGTAAAGCGTTGGCCGTCCCCCTGGAGCAGTAAAGCGGTACTCTTCGGCTGGTGACCCAGCGGGCCTCGCGGGCGTGGTCTCCATGCTCGTGCGATAGGAGGCAACCCGCGAGGTGCTGTAGGTCGAAGTCCAGGGACTGGAGTAGCTGCTGCTTCTTGACTCCGCATTCGATGAGGAGCGTTTCCCCTGACGACGTACGAAGTATGTAGGCATTGCCTGCGCTACTCGATCCGAGGACTGAGAGAGTCATATTAGAATGGTGCTTTTACTTGTTCTTCCTTGGGATTGCCTTCTGCCTTTGCTTCGGAAGCTGGTGGCGTGGTAGGCGTTGCCGTGGGTGGCTCGTAGATCTCGCCAGTCTCTCTGTCGAAGTCGAGTGGCTCGCTTGCGGTCTTGCTCTCTACTTCGTGAGCGATGGTTGAGGAGATATCCTCGAAGGCTACGTCTTCGATGTCCTCATTCTCTTCGATCGTTCGCATACCCATGGAGAGCTCAGGGGCATAGACGCTGGTCCACCAGGACGCTGCTCTATACATAAGCATCTGCTTCGCCATGGTCTGCCACTTACTCCCCGCCTTGTTGTACCATCCTTCGCGGATAGCCAGGCTGATAGTAATTGGAGAGGACTCGAGTACCTCGTCGCTACCCTTGGCCTTGGTGTATGCGACGCATTCAATATCCTTGAGGTCTCCGTAGTTCTGCCCGTTGATCGTGCCGACCTTGCCGAGGTCGCGGAAGCGGAACTTGAGAGGCTCGAAGCGTCCGCAGGTGTTCACCGTGGCGATGAGGAACTTTGCGCTCCATGATGGTCTGCCGTGCACTATGTATAAGTTCTGCATCACCATGAGGGGCGAAGCTCCGATGCGGCTTGCGACGTCGAGGGCGATGACGCAGTTGGCTATCGCTTGGTCTCCACCGACCTTGACCTGGTACTGCTGTGGTACAAGTGCCGAGGAGGCAAACATTTTGGAGGCGCGCTGGATGTTGGAGAGCTGGCTCTCATTGCAGAAGTCAATGCCAGCGTAGGCTGGTGTAGCTACTGCTGGCGCGCTGGCCGTTGGTTGGATTGTCTGTGGTGTCATGTTGTCTTAATTGATATGTGTGACGTTTAACTCCTTGTCGTCGGAGACTTGGAGGCGAATGATCTGTGATGTGAGGTCTTCGGGGAGAGTCTGTATGCTCTCGCTGTTGTCCACGAAGACGGGCGCGCATACCTGGTGGTGCTCACTGAGCACTCGTATAATCTCGAGCCCTGCTGTGATGCGGCTTGCGGTGTTGGCTGCCGTAATGGGCACTCCGTTTACCAGCGGCTGGCAGGTCTCTGAGGGGAACTCGCGGTTCTTGTCATCGATGGTGTACTCGAAGAGTCTGAAGGTCACGCCACGGAAGCGTGAGTTGATCACTCGCTCGCACTCCTCTACCTGGTGCAGTGCCAGGCGGGTGGCTTCGTACTCCTCCTTCTCTGCGTCGGCTATCTGCTGTGCGATTGCCTTGGCTTCATTCTCGAGGCCCTTGATGCGGTCTGTGTAGTCGTCCCACTGATCTTGTGAGGCGAGTAGCTTCTTGATCTCGTCGCGTCGGTCGGAGAGCTTCTTGCGCTTGGCAGTGTATGCTTCGGTGCTGTCGGTCTCGATCGTTGCGTTGTCGGCTTGATTGAGTAGCTCCTGGATCTGCTGCTCGAGTTCGTTGTAGCCTGGGAGCTGCTCAGCTGGTGTGGGCTTTACGGCTTCCTCTTCGGGGAGATCGAGGAGCTCGGCTTGCTGCTTGATGAGTAACGCATTCAGCTTGTCGGCTTCCTCCTCTCTCTGTAAGATGAGAGCGACGCAGTTGTCGGTAGATGCTTCGCACTGGGTGAGCTGCTCTTTGAGAGCCGCTCCGCTTTGTGCGAGTGCGTCGAGTCGTGCTTTCTTCTCGCTCTGCCATACTGCCTCAGCCTTTGCGATCTGCTCGTCGGGGAGTTGCTGGTGGCAGTGTGGGCAGGTCGTCTCACCATTATATATGGTAGCGTGTAGCGCCATCCACTCTTCGCGCTTGGTGAGCACCTCGGCATTGAGCTTTACTTTATTTCCTGCGAGCACTTCGCGCTTCGCATCGAGTGAGGCGACCTCGCTCTTGGCTCGCTCGATACTCTGCTTCGTCTCGTCGATCTTGTGCTGGAGCTCCCGACGATGTGCGCCTCGCTGGTAGGTCTCTTCGTCGGCTCGCTTGTGCTCCTCGGCAATGAGCTGACGCTGCTTGCTTCGGAGCTCCTGGATCTTGGTTTCTCGCTCGCTGGCCTCCTTGTCCTGCTTACGCAGTCGCTCGGAGCTGCTGGCGATCGCCTTATCTATATCGGTAAGCTCAGCTTCGATACCAGCAAGCTCAGGCTCGAGTGTCTTGCGATCCTGCCATTGTGGTAGCAGGATGCGGGTCTGATCGATCTTCGGCTGGATCTTTGCTGCGTCCTCCTTGAGCTTCTTCTTGCGAGCTGCGATGCGTCTGCGGAAGTCTGAGAGGCTCTTACCATTGAGCTTGTCTACCAGCCCCTCCCATTCGGGAGAGGATGCTGCGATCTCCTCGATGCTTGGCGTGTGTGCCACGTCGAAGAGGATAGCGCGCTGGTCCTCCCACTTCAAGGAGGAGAAGTACTCGGGGTTGGTCAGTAGCTTGAATGTCGTCTCGTCGATCAGAGCGGAGAGACGCTTTCCAAACTCCGTGACGCTTACGGGGACGTCGTCCCAGTAGCAGTCGGTGTGGTGGCCTCGGAAGACCTCCTCAGCTTGTCCGCGGGGCTTCACCCATTCCTCTACATAAGCGCGTCGGAGTGTGAGCGGCTCGCCATCGACGGAGAGCGTCAAGGATACTTCGCAGGGGGCTTTGTCTGTGGTGCTGCCACCCTCGTCGTAGCTCTTGATGTCCTCGTCCTTGCGTCCGTTGCGGTCCTTACCGAACAGACACCAAAGGAAGGCGTCAAGGTGGCGACTCTTGCCTGAGCCGTTAGGCCCTGCAATGATTGTCTCGTTGGGTGAGAAGGTGGTGGTGCGTTCTCGCTCACCCCTGAAACCTATCATGGTGAGCGATGTCAATCGAATTGTCTTCATAATGTGTCGTGTATTAATGAGTGTCTACTTTGTGGTGCGTCTCGCGTCAAGGAGCCTGATCGAAAGCGGGGATAGTCCCCAGCTTTGAGCCCGCCTCAAAGGCGAGGTATTCGATGAGATAGGCATAGGCCTCTTCGCTCTTAGGGCAGAGGCTTATGCCTATACTCTTTAGGATCTCTATCGAGGCATGCACGACCTCGTGTGTGATAGTCGAATGGGTCACTCTGAGTGATAGCCCCTGGCGTATCCATACGACAGAAAGACCTGAGTTCGTAGTGAAGTGTCTCCCGCGCTCATTGACCTTGGGGGTGGCTCTAATTAGATCTTCCTTCTCACCCTCTTCCAGCTGGTCACTGATAGCATCTATAGCTTGCTCCCAGGTGGAGATGATGATCCCCATATCTCGCATATAGATGTCTATGGGGATGATGAATAGCTCATTTTCTATGATCATGATGTTGCGGTGGATTGTGGTAATGTTGTCTACTTTGTTGCGTGGTTGTGCTCTCCCGAGTTGGCCACGCTCGTACATTGCTGGCGGGTGCGCCCTCACGGGCTTGCCGTCATTAAACGATAGATAAGATTCATCAGTATCGGGTCTGCTGGCCCGATGGGGAGCCGCTCGAAATTGCGGCTGAGTGTCTACTTTTTTGGTAGCCCTACTCTCCCGAGCAAGACTACCCATTTAACTTAACTAAACAGCAATGTCAGTAATGAAAAAACCACTTTGTGCGGCGGCCCCGCCCCCTTACACACACCCCCCCACCCCCACCCCAAACCCCTACAC